ACCGGATGGCCGCAAATTTTTTGGCGTCCTGGTGCTGGGGACCATCTCCCGGCCCCCCTTGGCGCACTATCTCTCATCTTTCGACGTGGCGCGTCGATGAGCGTTGGCTAACGCTTATCTCGGTGTTAGACCTTTAATTTGAATTTCGAAATAATTGGTCGTATATATCTATCTTGACCGGTCTTTGTGACGACAAAACTTCTGACACATTGTACGATATATTGAGCGTGGCCCAATTATATTTTCTCTGCGGAGTTAGACTATCGCTTATTGTTATTCATCTTGTCTATATAATGGACGATAGGTTAATAATTTAAATCGTCTTTGACAATAACATTTAAATAACAAATCATTTTGTAGAGGAGCTGAGAATAATGTATCCTACAAAGTTTAGGCGTGGGACTTCTTACTCTCATAGACGATTTGTTTCACGTAATCCTTCTTTTAAGCGTGGAACTTTGGTTAGACGCACTGATGGGAAACATCGTAAAGGCCCATCAAGCAAAGCCCATGATGAGCCTAAAATGAAATTACAACGCATACATGAAAATCAATATGGGCCTGAATTTGTCATGACCCACAACTCAGCTCTTTCAACATTCATTAATTTCCCGGTACTTGGGAAGATCGAACCTAACCGAAGCAGGTCGTATATTAAGTTGAATCGTTTATTATTTAAGGGAACCGTTAAGATTGAGCGTGTGCACGCTGATGTGAACATGGACGGAGTAAGTTCGAAGATAGAAGGTGTGTTCTCTCTTGTTATTGTTATGGATCGCAAGCCACATTTGAGTTCCGCTGGAGGTTTGCATACATTTGATGAAATGTTTGGTGCAAGAATCCACAGCCATGGTAACTTAGCTATTGCACCCGGTTTGAAAGATCGTTATTACGTGCTCCATGTTTTCAAACGCGTATTGTCTGTGGAGAAAGACACTTTGATGGTGGATCTTGAAGGATCGACCATGATATCTAATAGGCGTTATAACTGTTGGGCCTCGTTTAACGATCTTGAACATGACTCATGTAACGGTGTTTATGCGAATATAAGCAAAAATGCCATTTTAGTTTACTATTGTTGGATGTCCGATGCTATGTCTAAGGCATCGACCTTTGTATCTTACGATCTTGATTATTTAGGTTAATCCTGAATAAAATGGCGTTAAGATTGAATATATACATAAAAAATAAAACCAAGCAATTTTATTGCAATGACTTTGGTTGTGTAGGATTACAATTATTGTTAATACATTCCTGGACCGTCGTCCTAACTAGCTCGCTTAATTGGGCCACTGACATCGTTATGGTTGATTGGGCCCTCTGTAATCCAGCTTGTGATGCTGAATCCCCGGGGTCTAATGCGCTAGTTCCTAGCTGGTTGAGTTCTCTATATGGATGTAGCGCATTCTCCACTTCTGATTCAGTTTGTGGGTTTGTAAGCCCAATAGTGCTCCTTGAAGCCCATGAATCACCTGGTTGTAATTCAATTGGGCCTGTTAGTCCAATTCTTGACAATGATCTGGACCTCAACGTTTTCCTCTCCCATTTTCCGTAGTCCACATGGGAGAAATCAACATCTCTATGTGAAAATTGTTTGGAGTGAATTTTCACTGTTGGTGCCCGGAAGGGTATATCCACTGAATGTTTAGCTGTTGACAATTTCAATTTCCCTTTAAACTTGGCAAAATGTGTTCGTTGATGCACATTCGTGTCGCTAACCCTGTAATAGAGTTTCCACGGAATAGGGTCTTTTAGCGAGAAGAATGAAGATGAAAAATAGTGGAGATCTATGTTGCATCTTAAGGGAAATGTCCAAGACGCCTGTAAGGATTCATCGTCAGTCATCCTCTTATCATGGATCTCTACAATCACCGTCCCGGTTGCGTTAATTGGTACTTGCTGTCTATATTCGATGACGCAATGGTCGATTTTCATACAGCTACGATTAAGCCTTGCTGTAAATTGCGCTGCAGTTGAAGGGAATTGCAGTACTATTTCAGTAAGATCATGACATAGCTGATATTCGTCTCTATGAGACTCTATGTAATTAAACGCATTTGGAGCATTTGCTAGCTGAGAATCCATCTATAGAAATCTGCCCGCGCAGCGGCAGAGGCTTCAATAATATCTGGGTTCAAGAATAATTGTGTTGAAGAACACAACAATGAAACGACTTGTTTCACAAGGAGGAAGAGAGAATATCTGGGCTTGTTAACAAGAAGAAAATAATGATATTTTAAAGGAATGATGAATATGTTATGTTATTCCGATAACATGAGTATAATAATCTAAGTCCACCTTGTTTATATAGAGAGTGATTTTCCAGAAGTTGGAAACGCCTTGAATTTCCTTTTAGTGGCATTATTGTAAATATGGGTGTTCCCCCGATAGCGCTCTCGCTCAAAACTCCTATGAATTGGGGGAACTGGGGGAACTTATATAGTAGAAGTTCCTAAAGGCAAATCAACACGTGGCGGCCATCCGTTATAATATT